AAATCAAAATAGCGGAGAGTTACAAACAAGTTTATTGAGATCTGCCAGAGAACTAAGAATATTTGCTAATGCTGTGGGTATGTCAGAAGCAGATTTGCGAAACGAATCACAAATACGAGAAGATCATACCGATCTAATGCAGTCACAAGTAAAAGCCATGGGCGGAAACACAATGGAACTTGTTAATAGTTCTCAATCCATAAGCAGGGCCTTAAGTGCAGTAGGTGGACAGAATCTTATAGATCCAATATTTGAAGCAATATCCAAAGGTGCTACTGGACTTTCAAGTGATTTTATCACTCTAGGTCAGAACATGCCTGAATTAATAGGCATGATAGAAAAAGAAGCGGCCAGGTTTGATAGAGGAGCAGGCACACTAAATGCAAACTTAGGCTTTGACTTAATACGTTTGCTTAGAAATACCACACAAGGACAAAGAGACCAACTTAATCAAATGCAAATGGCAGGTATTGAAGGTGCGGCAGATTTAAACAACATGCTCAGAAAAGCACAAGCATTGTCCGAGGAAGCCATTAAGTCAATGGAAAAAGAATTAGATCCCAAAACGATGTCTGTATTAAACGTATTTAACAGGCTAGGGTTTGTGGCCAACCAAGTAACTGCCACATTAGGAGATTTTGGTAAAACGTTTGCCTTGGAATTTTTAGGTTTTGGTAGAACACTAGATGAAAACGGTAAAGCAACCTATGATTTTACAAAAGGTGTCGAGTCAATGACTAAAAATATTAGAAAGTTTGCAACAAACGTATTTGGATATAATAGTCCAATAACAGATTCTTTTGATAGCCTTGCAACTTACATCGACGATATGTTCCTGCCCAAAGGAGCAAAAGATAAAGATGAAACAGAGGCACAATATCAAGCCAGACTCAAAGATGCACGTGAAAAATTTGTATCAACTATCTCAGATTTTGCTATAAACTTAGCAAGGGATCTTAAGGATCAAATCAAGCAAGGCACTTTATTTAATTCTATAAAAGATTTCTTTAAAACGTTTTTTGATGATTTAATGTTAGCAATAAATCAAGCAACAGGCGGTGTGTTGTTTGATAATGCAACTCATAAAATGATGATTCAAAGATATCTAGGCGGCGAAATCGATAGCCAGCAGTTTAGAGAATATGTTGGAGGCTTTGATGGTGAAGAAAGAGAATTTTTAAAAGACGCACTAATCAACGATGTGTTAGATAAGAAAGCCAAAGAGTTAGGCATAACCGATAAGACTTCTAGAGCCGCCGGTTCTGGAAAATATGATTTTACTGGCGCACAAATAATGGATAATGCAAGAAAGAGATTTAATGAAGGAGAAGACAACGCCATTTTTAGAGAATTATTAGAAACAACGCCAGGCTTTGACCTACTTGATGTAGAAGAACAAAGGAAAGTTTTTAATCAAAGATTTCTAGAAATATATGAATTCAATAGAGATGCGTATCAGTATCAGTTGCAAATGCTGGAAATGTTAAACGATGCTGGCGTTGACACAACTCTTAACAAGAACCCTAATAATATGTATGGGCGTTACGAATCATACACTGGTCTGGCAAATCGTGCAAGAATAGATACCCGTATCACAGATAAAAATATGGCAAAGTTTAATCGTGTGAGGGAAAACTATGCAGGAGAAGATCCTTTTGCTGTTACACCTAATTATGTACTCAATGAGCAATTTGGTCCTAAAGAGATTATGTCAAGTTTAACAAATAAAACTCTTTCAAATCTTGGTTATGACTCAAAATATAATAAAATATCTGGTCCAGCCCCGGCCAGTCTTGCTAGTTTAGGAGATGTTAGTAAATTTATAACAGCCTACCAAGAAGCCATGGCAGATAGCGAAATGGATCACGAAGAAACAAAACAGTTAATTGCTACTCTTAAGGAATTAAGCAGTAAAATTGATACTAACGACAGCGATAGTCGACTTTTAATAACAGGAATTGAAAGCCTAATTAAGGCACAAGATGACCTTACCAATGAACTTAGAGCCGATAACGCATCATAGCACTCCAAAACAATCATTCCGATTGACATCAAGAGATAAATATAGTATTATAACACATTAGAGATATTATATGAGTTGGAAAAAGTTTTTTAATCCGGTAGATAACGCAGGCTTGCCCTCAGGTGTTCGAGGCAATGACGGCCAAGCAGACATGTATGCAAGTCGATACAGCAGTTGGCTACCAGAAGTTTACAGCGGATCACCTGATAGGGTCATGCGATATTATCAGTATGATGCAATGGACAGGGATTTAGAAATAAATGCCGCATTAGATATTATAGCAGAATTTTGTACACAAGAAGAAGATACAAATTTACCATTTAAAGTTGAATACAACGACACACCTAGTAATCCAGAAATCAAGGTTATACAACAAGGATTACAGAAATGGTGTAAACTAAACGAACTTCCCAGACGAATTTTTAAAATATTCCGTAGTACACTAAAGTACGGCGATCAATTGTTTATTAGAGATCCAGAGACCAAAAAACTATACTGGGTAGATCCGTATCAAGTAGAAAAGGTATTAGTAAACGAAAGTAATGGTAAAAAGATTGAACAATACTTTATTAAGAATTTAGATTTACATTTGAAAGATTTAGCGGCTACCAGTGTATCAGCAAACCAAGACAGACCATATGGTTCAGGTGCTATCATGAGTGATTACACAAATCCGCAATCCAGTTCAGGATTTAAAAGCAGTAGTTCAGGATATGGACCGGATGCCAATAATGCAATGCCTATAGATGCACAACATGTTTTACACATCAGCATGAGCGAAGGCATGGAAACAACATGGCCTTTTGGTAACAGCATATTAGATCCTATTTTCAAAGTTTACAAACAAAAAGAACTATTAGAAGATGCTATTATTATTTACAGAGTACACAGAGCACCAGAAAGACGTGTGTTCTTTATTGATGTAGGTAATATGCCACCGCACAAAGCACAACAATACTTAGAACGTGTTAGATATGAAGTACAACAAAAACGTATACCTAATAAAACAGGCAGTGGACAAAACATTGCAGACAGCAGTTACAATCCTATGAGTATGTTAGAAGACTACTTCTTTGCACAAACGGCAGATGGTAGAGGTTCAAAAGTTGACACACTACCCGGTGGTAGTAACTTAGGTGAGATTGATGACCTTAAGTTTTTCAATAACAAACTGATTAGAGGGTTGAGAATACCCAGCAGTTACTTGCCAACTGGACCAGACGATGGTTCAGCACCTTACAATGACGGTAAGGTTGGCGTTGCATACATACAGGAATATAGATTTGCTAAGTATTGTGAAAGACTGCAAAGGCAAATTATTAAAAGCATGAATGAAGAATTTAAAATTTATTTAAAAGCAAGTGGCATAGAAGTAGACAGCAGTTTATTTGATATATCATTTGGCGAACCGCAAAACTTTAGTTCTTACAGAGAATTAGAATTAGATCAAGCAAGAACACAACTGTTTGGTACACTAGAAGGCATTCCTTACTTGTCAACTCAGTTCAAACTTGCTAAGTACTTAGGTCTAAGCGAAGACGAAATAAGAAAGAACGAATTAATGTGGGCAGAAGAAAATGCATTTGATGTTGATGCTATGGACGACACAACATCAGCAGACTTACGACAAGTAGGTGTAAGACCGCAACCAGGTGGCGATGTTAGTACAGCACCAATAGATATGGGACCAGTAGATACTCCTGATGCATCAGTAGATGCTTTAGGCGAACTTGGTGACGAAGGCGGAAACTTAGGAATATAATATGAAACTAAACGAATTTTACGAGCCAGCAAAAGACACTATCAATCAAAGGCACAAAACTGACACTAGAAAAAAGATGTTGAGTCTAGAAGAGTTAGGCAAACTGAGAAAGATCAGAGAACTCAAAAAAGCAGAAGCAGAAAGTCATAAAAAACTTGCTTCAGTGATGTATGCCAAACCAACTGACGGTGGCGGAGCAGGCGGCTTACTATAATTAAATGAAGACCCTTGTTGTTTGCGGTTGCAGTTGGAGTTGCCGCGATCCACTATATCCCAATTTTGAATACGGATACCTAGTAGCAAAAGAACTAGGCTACAATTATATCAACTTAGCACGATGCGGTATGAGTAACTTTGGCATACGCACACAAATAGACTATGCACTAGAGCACTTACAACCAGATTTAATAATCATTAATGCAACTGGTGTAAACAGATTTGAAATTCTCAAAGACTTAGATAACACATATGATCACAACAAAGCATATGATCAAATTTGCTTTGGCGATTTTGATTGGGATCACTTTGATCACGAACATCATATAAACCATGGCAAAACATATGATCCGCAAATTTGGTGCGACAGCATTTACACAGTTATCAGTCAAGAAGCAAGACGTTATCATCACATAGACGAAGACAGAGTAAATGCACTAAAAGACTATGCATACTATGTGTTTGATGAAAACATAAAAGCACACAATGATTACTATGTGTTACAAAGCGGTTTACTGAGTATATTAAATCATAATGTGCCGTTTTTATTCTCCCCTAATACCTTTGAATTCAGTGAATTTGATAAAACGGGTTTGATAGAGGACCATCACCAAATAGGCAGTTTTAATTGGGACTTCGTTCCTGATAAATACTTGTTACAAAATGGTGCAGGATATTATGCTCAGCATAATCCAAAGCACTTAGATGAACAAGGAAACGAAACTACACATTACCCAGTAAGTAATCATAACTCACCATACGCACACAGAATGTATGCAGATTACATCTTAGAGGCAGTCAATAGCAGGTCTTTATAACTTGTTATAACTAAAATACCTCAAAAAAACACCGTTTTTTACATAAAACAGTACATTACTATTAAATACAATTACGATATATCAGGCAATGCCTGAGTTTAAAGGAGAAATTACGATGTCAGATAAAAGTGTTTTAGAACAAGTACTGGAACATCTTTTAGCAGAGGACGATGCTCAAGCCAAAGACTTGTTACATAGTTTTATGGTTGAGAAGTCCAGAGAGATTTATGAAGATCTCTTAGATAAAGATGCTCTAGAAGAGGCACTCGACAACGAAGTTGTTGAGGAAGAATCTGAAGAATCCGAAGAAGACACAGTCGAAGAGGCTGAAGAATCCGAAGAAGAGGCTGTTGAAGAAACAGTAGCAGGTTCACCAAGTGAAGACTTCTACGATGAAGTAGAAGCAGACGTTATGGCTGATGAATCAGGTGTTAACGAAGATGACGACGAAATTGAAGACGAAATGGAACCAGAAATGGATATGGAAATTGATGGTGAAGAAGAGTCTGAAGAAGAAGTCGAAGACAGAGTTGACGATTTAGAAGCACAATTAGACGAACTAAAAGCAGAATTCGAAAAGTTAATGTCAGATGAAGACGGCGAAGAAGCCGACGATGCTGAAGCAGATTTAGAAGATGAAATGGAAGTTGAATCTTTTGAAGAAGAAATTGACTTAGATGAAGAAGTTGACGAAGAATTAGAAGAAGCAACTAACTTCAGTAAAAATCAAACTGCAAAGAATGACTCAAGTTCAGACAATGATGCGTCACCAAAATTCCCAAAGAAAGAAAATTTCGGAACAGACGAAAAAGAACTTTTTGGTAAGGACGGCGCAGAAGGTAAGAAAGGTGATTCAGCCAAAAGTAATCCTACAACGGATAACATAGGCGAAAAACCAAAGGCTCATCCAGCAAGTAAAGTAACTGCTGATAAGTCTACGAGTCCTATTGCAGGAAAAGTTTAGTAATTAGGAATATATAATATGTCAAGACAGTTATTTGAATACTACAGTCCAGAAAAAGCAAATATTATAGTTGAATCATCTAGTGATGGTAAAGACTTACATATGAGCGGACTGTTTATACAAGGCGAAGTTAAAAACCAGAATGGAAGAGTTTATCCACAAGAAGAGATACAGACGGCTGTAGAATCGATTGGTAAACGAATCCAAGTTGGCGAAACTGTACTTGGCGAATTAGATCATCCAGCAGAATTACAAATTAATTTAGATAGAGTAAGCCACATGATTACTGAGATGCGAGTAGATGGCGCAGATGGCTTTGGTAAACTTAAAATATTGGATACTCCAATGGGTAAGATAGCCGAAGCACTACTAAAAGGTGGCGCCAAATTAGGCGTTAGCAGTAGAGGAAGTGGTAATGTAAATGAAAGCGGTAGGGTAAGCGATTTTGATATAGTAACTGTTGACATCGTAGCACAACCAAGTGCCCCAGATGCCTACCCTAAAGCAATTTACGAAAGTTTATTTAATATGCGTGGCGGCGCTCAGATTTTTGAAGCCGCTCGTGAAATAACAAAAAGTGACAGAAACGCACAAAAACACCTTGCACGAATGATGGAAAATTTCATTCGTGAATTGGAACTCAAATAGGAGAAAGCACATGGCGGATAAATTCGTAGAACTTCTTGAAAATGGTGACTTGTCTGAAGAGACTAGAGTCAACATACAAGAAGCATGGGAAACACGCCTTGCTGAAGCAAGAGACGAAATTACTTCTGAGTTAAGAGAAGAATTTGCACAAAGATTCGAACATGACAAAAGTCAAGTTGTAGAAGCAATGGACAAATTCATCACTACAAACTTAGAAGAAGAATTAAAGGAACTTGCAGAAGATAAGAAGGCAACTATTGCTGAAAGAGTTAATTATAAAAGAGCAGTTGGTGAGCACACTAACGTTCTAAATAGATTCGTTTCAGAAACGTTAGCAAATGAAATCAAAGAATTAAAAGAAGATAGACACATGCAAGGTGAAAACTTTGCTAAACTAGAAAATTTTGTTCTTGAAGCAGTTGCTGATGAAATTCGTGAGTTCCACTCCGATAAGCGAGAACTAGCAGAGAAAAAAGTTCAGTTAGTTCGCGAAGGAAGAGAGCAACTTGCGGATGCTAAAAAACAATTTATTAGAAGAGCCGCAGAAAAAGTTGAACAAACTATTTCATCTTCATTAAAAAGTGAAGTATCACAATTTAAAGAAGATATTACTAAGGCTCGAGAAAATGAATTTGGCAGAAGAATATTTGAAGCAATGGCTGGTGAGTATGCTACTTCGTATTTAAATGAAAATACAGAAGTCAGAAAACTTAAATCTAAGATTACTGGATTAAAATCTAAAATCTCAGAAGCACAGGCTAAAGCAGAAAATAGTTCAGAGCAAAAGAAATTAGTTGAATCTAAATTACGAATAGCAGAAGATAGATACAACAGAAATAATGTTATTAGTGACTTAATTGCACCTTTAAGTAGTAGCAAAAAAGAATTAATGACAGAACTTCTAGAATCAGTAAAAACAGAGAAACTTGAAGAATCATTTAACAAGTACCTTCCAAGTGTTATGAACGAAGAAGGTTCTGTAAGAACTAAGAAAGAAGTTATAAATGAATCAGTGAAGACAGAACACACTGGTAATAGATCGTTGGACGGACAAACCGGCTCCACCAATGAAGTTGACGTAGTCGAACTTGACGAAATCAGAAAACTAGCCGGACTTAAATATTAGGAGATTATAATGGCAGAAGCATTATTTGAATCAAATTGGTCCGCAACCAAGGACGCTCTTCTTGAGGGTTTACAGGGATCTAAAAAGTCTACAATGGACGTAATTTTAGAAAACGCAAAAACTCAATTACAAGAATCAGCGACAGCAGGGTCAACAATGGCAGGAAACGTTGCATCACTTAACAAAGTTATGCTACCATTGATTAGAAGGGTTATGCCTTCTTTGATCGCCAACGAATTACTTGGTGTGCAACCAATGAGTGGACCAGTAGGACAAATCCACACATTAAGGGTAAGATACGCAGAGTCTAAAGACTCAGTAACAGCAGGACAAGAGGCTTTAAGTCCTTTCGCATTAGCAACAGCATATTCAGGAACACCTGATGCAACTGCGGCAAGTGAAGGAACAGCGGGTAGCAAAATGTCTATTCAAATCCTCAAGCAAACAGTCGAAGCAAAAACAAGACGTCTATCAGCAAGATGGACTTTTGAAAGTGCTCAAGACGCCAACGCAATGCACGGTGTAGATGTTGAAGCAGAAATTATGCAGGCATTAGCACAAGAAATTGCAGTTGAAATCGACCAAGAAATGTTAGCAAAGTTAAGAGCACTTGCTCCAACTGTTGACACTTTAGACTTCAACAGCGGAATCACAGGTACGCAAACATATATCGGTGAAAGACACGCAATCTTGGCAATTCTTATTAATAGAGTTGCAAACTTGATTGCCGCTAGAACAAGAAGAGGCGCAGGTAACTATGTTGTTGTAAGTCCACAGGCTTTAACAATATTACAATCAGCGACAACTTCAACATTTGTTAGAAGTACAGAAGGTCCTTTTGATGCTCCTACAAACTCTAAGTTTGTTGGTACATTAAACGGTACTGTTAAAGTATTTGTTGACAACTATGCGGCTGACGGAACAGCAGTACTAGTAGGATATAAAGGTTCATCAGAAACTGATGCTCCAGCATTCTACTGTCCTTACATTCCATTAATGAGCACAGGTCCAGTTATGGATCCAGCAACTTTTGAACCAGTAGTGTCATTTATGACAAGATACGGTTACTTAGAACTTACTAACACAGCAAGTTCATTGGGTAATGCGGCTGACTACTTAGGTGAAATTGGACTTTCAAACGTCTCATTCAAGTAAGTATTAGTTTTACTTAAACAATTAAGCACCTTCTTCGGAAGGTGCTTTTTTTTGTACACAAGAAAATATACCTTAATCTGATAAATATGTTAAAGCAATGTTGCAATCGGAGTAATTAATGGCAGACAAGAAAGGTATATTTAGATCCCCGGGTGATATCGTATTTAACGGTGATCCGATAATAAACAGCAGTGAAGAACTTAGAGTTAACGATGACAAGATTATTATTAACAATAATCAAGTTGCCGTATCGGCTACCTTACAACTTAGTCATGCTTCAGCAAACGTATCAATAGGCTGGGACGGTACAACATTAACAACATCAGCACCTATATCAGGAGCATTAAATGTAACAGACGCAGGTGGCGATGGCTCATTAACATACGCAGGTAACACATTAACATATACAGGTCCAAGTGCTAGTGAAGTAAGAGCACATTTTAGTGTTACAGACGCAGGCGGAGATGGATCGTTAAGTTACAGCAATGGTGTTTATACATACACCGGTCCAAGTTTAGCAGAAGTACAAGCAAGAATAGATAATTCTGCCGCAAATGTTCAAGCACATTTTACAGGCGGCACAGGCATTACATATACTGCCGGAGCAATTAGTATTACAAATACTGGTGTCACAGGTGCAAGTTATGGTAGTGCAACAGCAATACCAACTTATACTGTAAACGCACAAGGACAATTAACAGCGGCCGCAGATGTAAACATAGCAATACCGGCCTCGCAAATAACAGATTTTTCAGAAGCAGTCGACGATAGAGTTGGCGCAATGGCCAGTGGTGGAACGGGCATAACAGCAGTTTATAACGATGTTGCTAATACCCTTGTTTTTGATTTAGATAATACAGCAGTTACACCTAATACATACGGAAGTGCAACAGGCGTAGGGTCATTTACAGTCGATCAACAAGGTAGAATTACAAGTGCATCAACAACAGCAATAGCAATACCACATACCCAAGTTACAGATTTTGATACAGAAGTAAGAGCATTATTTGCCGGTACAAGTGGACAAATAACATATACAAGCGGTAGTGGTACATTTAGTTTACCAGCAACAATATCACAAGGAACAGATTTTAGTGGAGGTTTAACTGCAAGTCAGGCCATTAGTGCAAGTGACAACAGTACTAAAGTTGCCACAACAGCATGGGTAACAAGTAACGCACCAGTATTAACAGTTAATACACAAAGTGGTGCAGTTGTTTTAGACACAGACGATATTGCAGAAGGCTCAACAAATTTATATTGGACAACAGCAAGAGGTAATTCAAACTTTGATACAAGGCTTGCTACAAAAGATACAGACGATCTAAGTGAAGGCAGTACAAATCTTTACTATACAGATGCTAGAGCCAGAGCCGCCATTCTTAGCGGTGACGGTGTAACAAATACATCAGGAACATTAAGTGTAAACTCAGATGTTGTGAGAACTAATACAGCCGGCACACAAACTATATCTAAAGAAACTGACTTTACAGGTATACTGAGAGTACCAACATTAACAGCACCGACTAACTCCGGCGGAAGTAATGCCTATGTTGCAGGTGATAGCGGTGGGTCAACTAAAGCGGCCTCCACTGCTTATGTTGAAGCGGCAATCACAGCAGTAACAACCAAACTAGTTGATGGTGCGCCAGCAACATTAGATACACTAAATGAAATTTCAGCGGCATTAAACGACGAGGCCAACTTAGCAACTAATTTAACAAATTCGATTGCCACAAAAGCACCATTAACAAGAAATTTAACAGCAGGTGCAGGTTTAACTGGTGGCGGAGATTTAAATTCAGATAGAACTTTTGATATTGTTGGAGCAGGCGGAGGCGGTATTACAGTAAATGCAGATAGCATACAAGTTGACAGTACTGTATTAAGAGCATCAGGTTCAGGACAATCAGTAACACAAAAATTAACATTTAGTGGCTCAGGAAATAATCCAGAGATTGCTAGTGGTGGTAAATTAACAATTGGTTCAAGTAACTTAGAAGAAAACGATCTTAAGTTTAACAGCAATGGCGACATATACTTTAATTCAGGAACAGGCTTTGAAAATTCAGTAAGAAGTAACAGTGAAACCATGAGCATAGAAGCAAGTGCAAATGTTTTAATAGATATTGGTAAAGGTAATACAAATGCTAGATTCTTTATATCAGATCAATTAAACGATTCAGGAAATGTCAATAATTATACTACATTACTAACAAATACAGGTAATGCAGGTATAGGTGTAAATCATGTATTGTTAAAGAATTTATCTGCAGACACATTACCTGCTAATGATTCTGTTGCGGGATTTGACGTATTTGAAGACAGTAATGTACCCAATAGTGCAATATATTCAAAAGATAGTGAGATATATGGTGTTATAAATGGTACATCATATCCGCTAACAAACAGAGGTGTGTCAGGTACGTTAGAAGATGCTGGTATTACTGGTACAAAAATATTAGGTGGTAATAGAACATCTGGTTCAACTACATATTTCATGGTAAGAAATATACTTGGCGGCACTGGCATAACACTTGGTGAAAGTGCAAACGTTATCACAATAACTAACTCAGATACAGGTAGCAGTCAAAATATTATAAAAACAGTTAGTGCTGATGCAACATCTTATTCAGTAGCCTCAAATACAGATACCTTTAACATATTAGGTGGTACTAATATCACAACTTCTATTACAGGTAATAATTTAACAATTGACGGTATTGCAAACACCGACAGTCTGTCAGAAGGTTCAACAAATTTATATTTCACAAACGCCAGAGCAGATGCTAGAGTAAATGCTGTATTACCAAACACAGACAGTTTAAGTGAAGGTTCAAGTAATCTTTACCATACAACCACAAGAGTCAGATCAGCACTTAGCGGTAGCAGTGGCGTAAACTACGATAGTTCAACAGGTGCAATCACAGCCGATTCAGCAGAAATAAGAGGCTTGTTTAGTGCAAGTGGTGATTTAAGTTACGATAGTGCCTCAGGACAATTTAGTTTTACAAACGACCCAGGCGACATTGAGAGCGTAGGTGCTGGAAACGGTTTAACAGGTGGTGGTACAAGTGGTGCTGTTACATTAAACGTTGGTAGCGGTGACGGTATTACAGTAAATGCAGACGATATTGCAGTAGACAACACCGTTGTTAGAACTAGTGGGTCACAAACAGTTGGCGGTGCTAAAACATTTAGTGCTAGTGCAACATTTAATAACAGTATTGTAGGACCTAGTTCAACAGTATTATTTGATGCAAGTGGTAAATTACAAGCAGGTGCATTAAGTACTAGAAGCACAACAGATTTAAGTGAAGGGTCAAATTTATACTTTACAAATGCCAGAGTAGATACTCATCTTAACACTAGTTCAGCAAACTCATCTGAAGTATTAAGTTGGAACGGTTCAGACTATGACTGGGTACCAGCAGACAGTGGCCCAACCGGACCACAAGGACAAAAAGGTGAAGTAGGCCCACAAGGTACTACTGGACCTCAAGGTGCTACAGGTGATAAAGGACAAAAAGGCGAAATTGGTGCACAAGGACCACAAGGTGTAACTGGAGATAAAGGTGACACTGGAGCAACTGGTCCTCAAGGTGCAACCGGACCACAAGGACCAACAGGTCCAACTGGTGCAAAAGGACAAAAAGGCGAAATTGGTGCAACTGGACCACAAGGATTACAGGGCACACAAGGCCTTCAGGGTGCAACTGGCCCAACTGGAGCCAAAGGACAGCAAGGAGCCACAGGTGCTACTGGACCACAAGGTGCCACAGGACCTCAAGGTGCAACTGGACCAACTGGAGCCAAGGGACAAAAAGGTGAAGTTGGTGCTCAAGGTACACAAGGTGCTCAAGGTGCCCAGGGTCCACAAGGACCACAAGGACAGAAAGGTGCCACAGGTGCTCAAGGTCCACAAGGT